ACTTTTCCAAAAGCGGTGCCAATCAGATTAATAGTGTCTTTGAAAGTTTCCCAAACTCCGCTAGCGATTAAACCAATAATAGTTTTAACATTGCCAATTATGCCAATAATTGCGTCTTTGTTCTTGTCAATATAAGTAATAATTTTTGATATACCACCAAGCACGCTACCCATAGCACTACCGATGCTTTCGGCAAATTTTTTCATGCTATCATCACTGGTAATACTTTGCAACGCCGCCGTTGCTGACTTACTCATGTTAAATGAGCTTTTCATAACTTCACCAGACAATACTTGTAAACGAGAATGTAAGTACATGCTCATACCTTGCATAGAAGTCATGGCTTCTTCTGTACCGCCTTTATACTTCTCGCCAAGGTAATCAAGTGCTTCAGTGAACTGCGTTGCTGAAAGCTTACCAGCAGCACTCATGGCATACAGTTCTTTCATGCTTTTGCCGGTAGCCTTTTGTAAGGCTTCACCAAACATAGGAAAACGGTTAATCATAACCGCCATATCTTCTGCACTAGCTTTACCACCAGCAACAATTTTGGCGAACATTTCACCTGATTCGGATATCTGCGGTCCAGTCATGTGCAGTGTAGAACCTAAAGCAACGAATGCATCAGTCCACTTCTTTGTTTCCTCAACGTTTGAATGAACGTGATAGAAACTTTGTGCCATTTCATTAATGTTGTCAGCTGCATAAATAGAATGTTGAGATAAGTTGTTAATATAATCAACTAATTCCTAACCATCTTGTGGCGCTTCAGTAGTCAAGGCAGTCCACACAGTCTTCATTGTGTCCTGTTCCTTGTTATACTCCATACCAGCTTTGGTCATCTCTTTCAGACCATTAGTTATAGCATTTACACCACCCATAACAGCATTGGCTACGAAAGTACCAATCATGATATCTTTCAATCGATGGAACTTATCACCAACATCATGCGCTTGATTTTTCAACGCTCTTAAACCGGTTGAAGCATTATCATTTAGTTCAACTGTTGATGTAATCTTAGATGGGATTTCACGTAATAACTTTTCAAAGTTAACGACCTCACCTTTTTCAGCTTTGGCCAATAACTCTGTCTGCTTTTCTTTAGGTAGTTTATTCAACATTTCCCTAAAGTTGTTAATACCAGCCTTATTGGCTTGTGCTTCAAGTTTGGCGACTAATGGATCACCTTTAAAAGCATCTTTAAACTTTTGATAACCATCTTTACCAGTTTGTTCAGCCTTTTGTTTAAAGTCTGTCCATGTTTTATCTGTCTGGTCGTTGAGTAATAAATCAATATTTATTGAGCCATCAGCCATTTATGTTCCTCCTTTCCTCTCTATTTACCGTCTTCAAACATCATGTCGAATATTGAACTCGCGTTAGCAGCGAATCCGTCACTTTCTTTTTGTTTATCCAGACGGTAGTAATACTGCATGTTGCTAATAAATTGAGCGCGTTCAGCATCATCTTTATAGCTAGTCAAGTCATCACTACGATATTGTCTAATCTTTTGAATTGGCGTATCAGAACCAAGGTTATCAAATAAGGCTTTGAACCTGTCCCAATGCATGACGTCAATTTCTTTGTTGAGGTCAATGTTATAAAAATTCAAAAAAGACGCATAAATTGCTCCTGCGTCCTGCTCATAGTCATAATCGGAAGTAGGAAAAGTACCATCACTTTCAGATGATGCACTATCTTCTTCTTCACTTTTGCCATATGGCCCATCATTAATGTATTGAAAAACACTCGAAACGATGTCGCCTTTTATAGCAACGCTGTTGGTCTCAAATTTATCAATAATAAACAGGTCGAATATCTTAGATACTTTATCCTCATTACTTAAATCTTCTGATTCTAGTACGCTAAAAGCTTCAATAACAACGTTAAAAGCTAGGTTAATTTTGTACTCGCGATTACCAAGCTTAAACGTCTGTTCTGGGCGCTTGGTAAAAGAAAACATTAGTCATTACCTTTGTTGAAACGACGTTGCTTACGGTTCGTTCCGCCTTGTTCCTTTTGCAATACGTTGTCATTACCTTCGTCTAAGAATGTACGGGCTAAACGTGAAAGATTAGCAATACGACCGCCAGCTTTTTCAAAAATATAATCAGAGTCTGACTTATCAAACAAAGCAGTAATATACTTTGAACTCAAATCACGAATTTCATCAGTAAATTCACGGATCTTTTTCTTCTTGTCTGCGATATTCAAATCATCAAGCTTCTTATCAGCCATTTTCTTTTCAAGCTCTCCCATTTCAATCAAGAAATCAGAGAATTCATTATCGACTTCTGGTGTATAACGCGCTGTCAACTTACGGTTGCCTAAATTAAACTCTTTTTCGTTGATTAAAATTGAATTAATCGAAATTGCCATGTGTTTTCTCCTATGTGATCCTGTTATGTAATTGGGCTTCTCACCCCATTCGAGCTTTAACTGCTGTGTTTATATTTTATTAACCTTGTCCGCCAGTTGGTGCTGTTGTAGCACCATTTGAAGCAGGAACAACTTGTGGCTTACCATTAGCTGCTAGTGTGAAACTAAATGTCTGCTTAACGTTAGCTGCACCACCAAATGGCACGATAGCTGTCAAAGTAGCCACAAATTGTACTTGACGACCAGATGGATCAGTCCAACGTGCCAAAGTGCGTAATGAATCACCGATAGAAGTGAAACGGCTAGCAATATAGTCTTGTGCTGTATCTCCTGATAAGCGATGACCAGCAATAGCAAATTGAATTGCCTTACCAGTAACATCATGGTCAGAGAACCCTTCACCACTATAGTAAGGTATTGTATCAGCTGTTTCAGATGCTGAAGGTGTAATGGTTTGAATACCAGCTCGAATTTGAGCAAAACTTGCTTTAGATACATCATCTAAAGATGTATTGCCTTTAATATCAATTTCTAAGTGGTTTTCAAAGTTAAGTTGGAATTGTGCCATGTTATTCTCCTAAATTAATTTGTTGTGTAATTTCTACGCTAAAGTCCAATAAAAAAACGCCCTTTTCAGTGACGTCTATCATTGTTAAAAATGGTTGTGGTTGAATGTTGATACGATTAAATTCGTATGTACCGTCTGTTTGTAGTTTATTCAAGCCATCTAGTAGCTCACTAATCTTCCACAATGAATTATTAGCCTTTTCAAAATCATCAGTCCTATAAGCAATTTCAAACGGCAATGATCGTTCCTGAATGCCTGACCAATCTTCACTAATTACTTGTGAACCTGGTTGTGAATAGAAACCAAAGTCATTATTATGGCTTAACTGGCCAATAATCAACCGTTCGGGTAAATCAGGAAGCTCATTTATTTTATCTGCTAATCTTTCAAGTAGATCCATATTTCAATAACTCCCTTGGGTAAACATCAGTTACAGTTTTAAGCAGTGCTTTATCACCAATTAAACGTTTATCCCATCTTGCACTTGTTCCTGGTGTCGTGTAATTCTTAATCGTCGAGCCGTTGATAATACCAAAGAACTGCGCTTTTGCATAAGGCATGGTGTAGATAATGCTATGCCCGTCATCAGAAACATGAGTAGCAGTCCGTAATCTGTTCTGCTTTTGCATATTTGACTTCGGTACAAACTTATCCATAGCCATCATAGCCTGATTAGCTGTCTTAAATTGAATGGACTTCTTGCGTTGTTGACTTAGCATGCTGTCGACACCTTGTAAATTCAAAGTAATTGCCATTACAATACCTCCAATTCATAGTTCCAAACGTCGTTACTCATTGGATTACGATTTTCAACAATACGCTTAATCGTGTATTCCACACCATCAAAAACAATTTTATTACCTTGACTATTCTTATCGAATTTCAATAACGGTGTACTTACATCTGCATAAATAAAAAGCACAGCATTGGCAACTACTTCTCGACTATTCCCAGTACCTGTATAAATCGTTTCTTTTTGAAACACACAGTTGTTGATAATAGTATCGATTGTTTTTTGCTTACCATATCTGTCTTTTTCACCGTTAGAGACACGATAAATAACCTGCTGATTAGCATAAGTCTTTGGTATAGTTGGCAACTTAGACACTTTGAACACCCCCATAACGAAGTCCATAAGGTCCAAGTATCATCAACGCTTCATCAGGAACAGCTAAACCACTAGATGTATTTGATATATCCTTGTTTGCCGATTGTAGTGTTGTTCTACCAATTTCGATACTTGAGAATGAATTATTTTTTAAGTCGGCACTATTACTAACATTGTTGCTGTTCATATAATCAATTGTTAATGCTAATGCTTTTTTAAACACATCTGAACGTGCTTTTAGCCATGGGTATTTAGAGTTAGAATCAGATTCAATATCATTAATACCAGGCATACTGTAAAAGTAATTAGTAACTGTATCAATTTGAATTTCAGCCCTTACTAGTAGCTTATCGAACGTAACTTCATCGACAGAATCACTAAGAATACTCTTGAATTCTGAATAAGTTAAATACATAACTCACACCTTTCGATTACTTACCGTCACCTTTAAGTGCAGCTGGTACAAATGCATCATCAAGCTTTGACTTGTAGGCAACAACACGAATATTTCGTGGATCAACCCCATCAGCAATGTCCCATGTTGATCCCTTTGCTAGTTCTGACTTAATCGTTGTTTGCCCCATAGGGTTGAATGCTTTAGCTAATGTCGTACCGTTAACGTGAGTTGCTGATACACGTTTGTTGACGACTGAATCACGTCCACCTTGCTTCAAAGCTTCATGAACAACTTCTGTGGAATGAAGAACAGTTGAGTAAGAAACGGCACCTTGGCCATAAATATAGGCTGTAGCAATACCGCCCTTTTCCAAAGGAATATCATCATCAACAATAACTTCCATATTGTTGTAATAGTTAATTGGTGTAACTGCATTCTGAGGTTGAATTGTGTTGATCATACCTTGGAACTTCATTTGTGAATATGTGGCTGAATTAACCGCAATCTTGTTGAATGTCTGGTCTTGCAAGTCACCAAGCAATCCAATAGCTGCCAAGAATCCTTTTGCACCAAAAGTAGCGTCAGATGGTGACACAACAGTTTGATCAAACAACTTGGTGTTAGCAACCTTACTGTTTGAAAATACACCTTGCAATGTAGCGTTCAAGATAGTTTGATCAACATTGTTCCAATAATTTGCGAAGCGTCCTGCGATTGTTTCGGCAATAGGTGCACCAGAAACCATTCGTGAGATTTCAGTTGAACCAAATGCTTTAGCTTGACGGAACTTAATTGCACGCTGTGAACCTGTTGTAAGGTTGTCAACGTCAATATCATCAGTATCAGTCCATGCTTGTGGCTCACCTGACAAGTCATTCAAAAACGGAATTGTAATATCATTACCTGGTTGTAGTAGTTGATCACCAAGTGTGTTGTCAGGGGTCATAATACCTGATTGAATAAAACGATTAGTCTTCATGATAGTATTCAAAACATACTTGTCAAAAACGACAGGAATAATCGTATTAGCTAAATTTGTAACTGCCATGTGTTATCTCCTTTGTATTAGCCAAATAAGGCTGGGTTCTTTTGATATTCTGCCGTCATTTCTTCAAGCGACATATCAGCAATATTCTTTTCTGCATTAACACCGCCACCAGGGTTACCAGATGGTGTAATTTTCAAACCAGGCTTTGGTTCTGGCTCGATATTAAACAAATAAGAATCAGATTCTTTTAATTGCTCCAGTTGTTCTTTCAGTCCATGTACACCAGAATCATCAACAGAAATGAGGTCACCATTTAATAGCGCTTTAACAGCCTTTGGGTTTTTAGCTTGTGCTTCATGCAAAGCCAATTCAATAGCACCATCACGTTTCAAAGTAGCAATGTTAGCTTCATAATCAGTCTTAGATTGCTTGTTTTGTTCTTGCAATGCTTTGATTTGTGATTGAAGCTCTTCATTGTCACCAGCTTTGCCTGATAAGTCCTTTAGTTGCTTGTCTCGGTCAGTAATCTGTGATGTTAGTTCACTATTTTGTTGCTTTACTTGTTCTAACTCACTCTCAATAGCCTTTGACTTTTCTAAGTCCTTACCGTGTTCTGCCATGACTTGGTTAACTTGTTCGTCCGATAGACCAAACTTTTGCAATGTATCGCGGTTCATAAAAATCTCCTTCGTGTTTTTACGGTGTAACGTCACCGAATTTTTTGAACTTAAAAAAGCCTTTTATAAGGGACTTGCTCAGGTCCACATAATTAATTGCTATAAACTTGCTCTCGTGAATAATCACGACCTAAATAATTTTTATCACTAATAAAATCACGTAAATTACTTTGCTGATTGGATATTTGTGATTTCATTTTTGAAATCATTTCAGTATCATTCAGTTGTTCAGCAGCTGCTAATTTCTTCTTGCTGTTACGAATAGCACGTTCCATATTACGTTGCTTTTGTTGTTCATCGCCACGCTTCATAGCTTCGTCTGGATCATACTGTTTTTCAGTAACATCAGTGTTCACGTCTGGATCAAATGGTGTCAATGTGTGGCTACAATTGATACCTTGTGTGCCCTGTGGCTTGCCATAGCCATGATTGTATATGCTGTCATATTTTGGATTGTAGGCCTCATTGTCGCTTGTCACGACATTGACAACTTTACCCTGTATAAAAGCACAGGCACGTCTTGCTGCAATGTGAGAACTCATAATCGCTTGTCCCATACCATAATCACGCATACGTTTTAATCGCAAGTCATTAAATGTCCTGTGTGCTGTAGCATTAACTACTAACCTTGAGTAACTTTCTAATGACCAGCCATGATTACCTTTGTCAACTAGTGTAGTCTGAATACCCTTTTCAACCCATTTATAGATGTTATCTTTGACAGCTTTTTCAGGCGTTTTAAGACCACTTGTTACTTCTAGTGTTGATTGCTTAACTATACTTTGAAACGTCTTCATAGCTGCGTTATTTTCGTAATTGGTAGCCAATAATGTTTGATTAACGTTGTTGTTAATGTCAAGAAACGTTTGGCGCATAATTGAATCCAACATATTGGCTGTATCAGCACCGACCGCAACATTCTTATTCATCGTCTTTTGTAACTGACTATCAATTTCATTGACAATTTGTAAACCGTTACGCTGAATCAAGTGAGTTAATTCTGGTTCTGAAACCTTATTAGCTTTGGCCAAAATTTTAATGACGTCTTTGGTCAGCGAATTCATCTTACTGAGCTGTTCTACCTGCCACATGAGCGCATTATCAGCGTTTATTTTGTCCCAATCACTACCTTTTACTACATTTATCAGCAATTTGAAGATATCTTGTTCCAATTTGGCGTAAATATCACTGATTTTATCGGCTTGCTGTTGCATTGAGTTTGGCGTAATCATTCATCATCGCCCCCATCATTGCCACCTAGTAGATTAGCTTGCTGACTAGTCATATTATCAGTTTCAGGCGCTTCAGCTTGCAATTCTTTCAACCAATCATCTGCATCATCATCGCTCAAACCATAGTTACGTTTTAAAAACTGTTTTTTAGGCATGAAACCAGCCATTGCAACCTTTAAATCTTCTTCTAGCTGCTTATCTTTATCAACAAATACGCCATCATCAAAGTGCAGGTTAATATCTAGAGGTTTATTAACCAAATCAATAGTTAACGGGGCTTTACCGTTATCAAATAGCTCTGATTTGGTAGCTAATTGAACAATCGATATGATCAGTTCTTTAATCTGCTTCTCAACCTGAGTAATGTAACTTGAACGCGTGCGATAAGTGTCGCTATTATCTGAAACAACTTCCGTTGCTGTCTTAGTGCTCTTTGTGGCGTCCGTTGACAGCGTTCCTTGCGATAACCCTATATTGTTTTCAAACTCACGTATGAATAACTGTATGGCATCACTGTATTGGTTAACACGAATATCGTTAGTTAGGTCTTCGATAATTGGCTTACCGTCTTTTGTTTTACCAACTTGCATGAACACATCGTCATCAGTGTCAAATACTGGGTAACCTTGATTCATGTCATCATTCGAGTGAGCTGCACTAGGTTTCATCAATGAACCATCAATCGCAATCCGTCTCTTTCCTAGTTTAACCTCACGATAAAACTGGTCTTGAGCTGTGTTTATTGCATTGATAACATTCTTGTTATTCTCAACAATACCGATACCTAATGGACTTTCAATTGACTTATTATTCTTACCAGGTGTTTTAAAGTAGGCGAATGTCGGTCTCACAATATCACTAATAACAACTTGCTCTGGCAAATTAGCAAAGGCATCAATAGCGCTTAAATTTACCTGTTGACCTATTTCATGACTATCACTAGAACGATACAATTCATTTGTAATTGTCTCATTACTGACACCGTCAAATTCATGGAATTCTAACAGCGAATCCCAAATCATCATGTTATTTTCTGACCGTGTTGTACGATTAACAATAACTGCTGACTGAATATCATTAGTATTAGACTGGAGCGGTACAAATTGGTCTGCTCGTACCCAGGCTAACTTAATTTCACTATTATCAACATATGGTCGAATTGCAAATCCACCAGTAGCAATGGCAGTTTCTAAATACTCTTCATATTTCAAGTTGAATAAATTATCCGTAAATACCTGATTAACAAAGTCATCAATCGTTTCATCTGCCACAGACACAGTAACTTGCTCATTAAATATTACTGAGGCTAACTTACGCGCTGCTTGATGAGTGATAGATAATGTTGAAGGCTTACGTGATTGCTGTTGATTGAGTGTGTTAAAGAACTTGATGTTATCGAATACATCAGCGTAGTAATCTAAGTCTTCACGGATACGTAAAATTTCGCTAGCGGGTAAATTGACACGTGGGTCATCAGTAATGTTTGCAAGTGATTTTCCAAAACCCATGCTTATTTTTCCTTTCGTAAAAAAATTGTGTAGTTTATCTCTGATTGTCATAGTTACTCCTACCATGCAAGGTCTAGAACGTCTTCGTTATCTAAAACAAAATACTGAAAGTTGTCACACGTGTGGTCTGCTATCTTGATTACTTCTGGTTTCTCAGCATGTAATGTCTTTTCGTCCCACTGGTAACGCTTGTGTTCTTCAATAAAGTAGTTAAGGTTGTTTTCAGTTGGCAGATAATAAAAACGACCCTGTGCAAGTAAATTTTGCACACGATCAATCATGTCTGGTTTCTTTAGTTTTGCTATCGGGTGCCAATCAATACCAAAGTCTTTGTGATATTGGTTTCTCAAGGCTGCTTCAGCACTATCCATTGTCATATTACTAATAGGCTTGCCATACTTAGCATACATACGCTCTATAAATTCATGAACGTTCTTAGATAAGTCATCGGTAGCCATTTTATCAACTTTACCTTCTGGACTGTAATACCAAGTGTCTAATAAAACAACCTTACGATGATACGTCACACCATAACAACCAACAGCAGTAGCAGACACAGAGTGTCCGACATCGGCAGAGAAGTACAAGTCAACAACAGCATCATCTAGCTCTTCTAAATGTTCTATTCGTTGGAATAAGTCAATCTTATAAACGTTGGTACCAAGACCAACAGGCTCACCCAAGAATTGCCATCTGTAATAATCGTAATCATTAACTTTGTACTTCTCAATATCATGTAAGTATTGGTCGGATAAAAAGTGCAATACGTCATCTAGATAAGTTGTATGAACGATTAAGAAGTCAGCGTCATCTTTAACACTATCAACCCATTCATTAATCCAGTCATAAGGATTACGTGGTGGGTTATACGAGAATATCGTAACAACTTGCATGCCTTTAGGTAGTTTTTGACGTGTATACGATAACTGCACTGTGTGTATTTCAGTAAAGTTGCTAAACTCTGTTGCTTCTTCAAACCACAACCACCGCACATACCCTTTAGCTATCTTGAATGACTTCTGCTTACTGGGGTCATCAACACCAGAGAAGTAAAAGCCACTACCATTACGCCTGTCTATAATCTCCATAGGAG